ATTGCCAAGCGCAATGCCTGCATCAATGAGATGATGAAGCCGTATATCGAGGCGTACGGGCCGAAGAAGATCAAGCAGGTTCGCAGTTTTCTTGCTTCCGTGATCGACGGCAAGCGCCTTCCTCACGAGAAGAAGGTGCCGCTTCGCATCCCGCCTGACGGCAACATCGGTGTGTATAATGGCAAGACTTCCCCGCAACGCGCTCTTGCGTGAGGCTGCACGCCCGGTTGACATCGGCGGCAGGGACCGCCCCCGCGGTGGACGCCTCACCGCAGCGCAGCAGGCCGCGCTGTATTACTCCCGCAAGCGCCGCAAGCAGCGCATGGAGGACGCCAACGTTGGAGTCAATCCCTTCGGCCCGATGACTGTCACGGCAGGCGTCAATATGGAAAGCGGGGATTCCGGTTATTATTCCACCGTCTATGGCTCGATCAGTGCTGAGCCGCTGGCGGATTATCCGCTTCTGGAGTTTGCCACCCGCAACGAGAATTATACCCAGGTCGCTTTTGTTGGTGACTGTACCAGCATTGTCTCTGGCTGGGTTCCTGTCATTCCCGGCGTGACGATCGGCGATGTTATTTCCGATTGGGCGTTTGACGGCGAACACACCACCGCCACGTGGGAATGCCAAGGCTCGATGGGCCAGTCCCAAGAGTACCCGATAACTTGGGTGACATCCAATTAGCAGCGTCGTGAGACGCCGACCCTCCCTTAGATGGATTCTCATTCATGGCGATAGACGAAGCGGACATCTTCAATGCCGCCTTCGATCTGCTGGACGAGGAAGTTGCGATTGATCCTGCGGATGATCGCGCTCCAGTTCGGTGGATGAAGCGGAATTACCCTCTGGTGCGCGATGCACTGTTGCGTCGTCATCCGTGGAATTTCGCTCTAGCGCGCGCGTCTTTGCCTGCCCTTTCCGCCGACCCGGATTTCGGATGGGACTACCAGTATCAGCTGCCTGCCGACTGCCTGCGTCTTCTCCCGCTTACCTGCGGCGGGAGGCTCAACGGCGATCCGATCAAGCATGAGGTCGAAGGGCGGCGCATCCTCACCAATGCCAAGAGCCCGCTGAAAATCCGCTACGTGCGCCGCGTTGAAGACCCGAGCCTGTTCGATGCGCTCTTCATCCAACTTCTCGCGGCCGAGTTGGCGTACCGCGCCGCAAGCTGGATCACCGGTAAGCAATCCTACGCCGAGAGGCTTGGGCAGATAGCCGCTCAGTTGAACGAGCAGGCGACGCTTCTGGACGCCCTTGAGGGAAGCCCTGCCGACCCGCTTGACGAAGACCTGATTGAAGTCCGGTTCAGCTAATGCCCGTCTTCGCGCTCCAGCCCGCCTTCTCCCGAGGTGAGATCAGCCCGCGTCTTTGGGCGCGTGCGGATATCTCCCACTATGCCCTGGCGCTGAAGGAATGCACCAACTTCACCGTCATGCGGCAGGGCGGCCTGACACGCCGGACGGGAACGGAATTCATCAACGAAGTCAAGAACTCATCGCAACGTGTTCGCCTGATTGACTTTGTTTTCTCGACCGAACAGGCGTATGTGCTGGAGTTCGGCCATCTCTACATGCGGGTCTATGCCAACGGTGGCGTGGTTGTCAGTGGCGGGACGCCTGTAGAGATTGCCACACCGTACACTCAGGATCAGATTTTCGACCTGCATTATGTGCAATCGGCGGATGTGTTGTTCATCGCCCATCCCGCACACGCGCCGCGCAAGATTAGCCGCACGTCGGATACCGTTTGGACCATTGAGGCGTTCGACTTTAAGGACGGCCCCTATCTGGAGACGAACGACACAGATACGACGCTGACGCCATCGGATTACGGCTCGCTGACGCCCAGGATGACGAGCAATACAACTCCATCGGGGACGGTCATCTCCACCGGTTCTGAGCCGGACGCTCATGACGCGTTCGATAAGGATGCCAGCACGGGAGTGTCTTGGGATGGAGCCCCATCCGGCTTTATCGGCTACCGCCTCGCCAGTGGTTCGGCCATTGTTGATCACTATTGGCTCACCGCCCCGAACGGGGACAAGGTGGACCGCATGCCTGTCAATTGGGTTGTAGAGGGGTCCAACGACGGCTCGACCTGGATCCCGCTTGACTCACGGCAAGGCGAAGGTGGCTGGACGGGCGGCGAAACACGTTTTTATGAATTCGCCAACAAGACTGCGTTCTCTTATTACCGCCTCTCATGGACCGGTCTGAACGGTGCGGATTCCGTTGCACAGATCAATGAGATTGGATTCAATAAGGCTGCTGCCAGCCAGACGCCATTCAATCTGACCGCTTCCTCTACGACTGGCATCAATGGTGGCCAAGGCTTTCTGGCAAGCGATGTGGGCCGGTCAATCCGTCTCCTTGCTTCTGATGGCCGCTGGCGGTGGGCAGAGATTGTGTCCCGCGTATCCAGCACGGTTGTTACCATTCGGCTCCATGGTCACGCCCTGCCAAATTTGAACCCTATCTCCAGTTGGAAGCTCGGTGCATTCTCAGAAACATCCGGCTTTCCGGGACGCGTGGGCTTCTATCAGGAGCGCCTTGTCTGGGCACGGACCAATTCGCAGCCTCAGACCGTGTGGTTTTCCAAGGTCAGCATTCTGGACGATTATGGGGATTCGCAGCCGGTCCTGGCGGATGACGGTCTATCCTTCACCATCCTCTCGGAGAGCGTTAACGAGATCCAGTGGATCAAGGAGGGGACGGACCTTCTCATCGGGACATCGGCGGGCATTCGCTCGCTTGGTCCGTCCGACAATTCCAATGCCTTTGCACCGGATAACGTCATCCAGCGCAGGCATGTCAATTACGGGGCGTCTTCCAAGCAACCGGTCGAAGTCGGGCAGGTCACGCTTTACATCGATAGGTTTCGCAAGGGCATCCGCGAGGCGATGTATTCGTTTGAGAATGATGCCATTGTGGCACCCGAGGTGACGGTCCTTTCCGAGCATATTTTCGCGCGTGGCGTGGGCGACGTTGCTTTCCAGGCTTCACCGGATTCAATCCTCTGGATTGTGCTTGATACGGGCGAATTGGCAGGCATCACCTACGAACGCGAACAGGAGATGTTCGCCACGCATGTGCATCGGCTTGGGGGCCGGTTTGGGGATGACGAATTCGGCCACGTCGAGAGCGTAGCAAGCATCCCCGGCGAGAGTGGCGATGAGCTTTGGCTGGTGGTCAAGCGGACGATCAACGGACAGACCAAGCGTTATGTTGAACGGCTTTCAAGCGCATTCAATGGCGAACTGACGGAAGCCTTCTTCGTTGATAGCGGGCTCACCTATGACGGCCCTCCTGAAAGCACCTTCAGCGGTCTCGATCATCTGGAAGGTGAGGAAGTCGCGATTCTTGGTGATGGAGCCGTGTTCCCGTCTCGTGTCGTTACAGGCGGGCAGGTGACGCTCCAGGACGGCGAAGAGGTTTCCAAGGCTTCGATCGGCCTCGCCTACAACAGCCAGATGCACACGCTTGATCCCGGCGTGTCACGCGGCGACGGGGCGGGCCTTGGCCGCCGCAAGAAGATTACGAAGGTGATGGTCGACCTTTACCAGACTGGTGAGCTTATGGGCCGCACTGCTGGTAGCTCCAGGGCGGAAATCCTAGTCCTCCGCTCGACATCGGATGTGATGGACGAGGCCGTACCGCTCTTCAGTGGGTGGAAGACGTTTCGCCCGGATGGTTCGTGGGGCGAAGCGCCGGGTGAGGTTGTTCTGTTCGTTGACCTGCCTGTTCCCGCCACCATTCGCGCAGTGATGCCAGTCATAGAACCGGAGCCCTGATATGTGCTTTCCAGCTTTGCTTGGAGCCGTTGGCGGATTATTCAGCGGCGGTGGTTCTGGCCTTGCCACGGCAGCCTCTATCGCGGGTACGGGTCTTAGTGCTGTTGGCGCTATCCAGTCCGCAAACGCACAGGCTGCGGGGTTGCGGCAGCAGGCGGCCCTTAACGAGCGGCAGGCCGAGATCGAGCGGGAGCGTGGGGCATTCGAGGCTCAGCGTGAACGGGAGAATGCGCAGCGCATCCTTGCTCGGCAGCGGGCCAATTTCGCGGCCTCGGGCGTAGCGCTTGAGGGAACGCCAACGGCGGTGATCGAGGACACAGCTGCGGAAACCGCTCTGGATATTGCCGCCATCCGTTATGGCTCTGCTCTCCGGGCGGGCAACTTCCGTACGCAGGCGGCCTATGACAGGGCCAATGCCAGCTCCGCACGAACCGCAGGGTTCATCAATGCCGGGACCAATCTCTTCTCCGGCCTTGCTCGTACCCGTCTCCGCAATCCGTATGCCGTTGGGTGATCGCTAGTGGCTAGAATACCGACCTACACTCGGCAGGCATCGCTTGATAGTGCTGCGGGCACCATTCCGAACACGCGCATTAGCGGCGCGGTCGGTGAGGCGTTGGCCGGTGCCGGACAGGAACTTTCTGCTATTGGCGAACGTCTTGCCATGCGTGAGCGCCAACGTGACGAGTTTTTGACGCAACAGCGCTTCCAGCAGATGGGTTCTGCAATCGAGCAGGATTTCATGGCTTTGCAGCGCGACATGGACCCGACCGGCAAGGGCTTCCATGATGGGGCCATGCAGATGTTCGAGAAGCGGGCGCAGGAGTTCCTCGCATCCGTTCCCGAACCCATGCGCGAGAAGTGGGCCGAACGTGTCAAGACTCTGCAAATGGACACGTCCAACAGGGTTGCGGCGGAAGAGGTCAAGCAGTGGGACACGTATCAGACCACTGAAACGACGAAGATGCTGGATCAGCTTGCCACGGGCATCAATCAGTATGGCCCCGGCAGCATGGAGGATTATCTCTCGCAAGGCGAAGAGATTATCAACGCGACCAGCCTTCCGAAGATCGCCAAGGAGGAGTTAAGGCGCAAGTGGCGCGAGACGGCGCAAACCACTGCACTCCTGTCCATGCCGCCCGAGGAGCGCAAGCGTGCTCTGGGCGATGCTCTTGGAATCGACATCCCAACAGCGACCGGGACGGTGGTCGACCGGATTGTTGGCGTGGAAAGTGGCGGCAACCCGAATGCCAGGAATCCGAATTCCACGGCGACCGGCGCGGGCCAGTTCATAGATTCGACGTGGGTCGACATGATCCGCAGGCATCGCCCGGATCTGGCCGAGGGCAGAAGCCGCAGCCAAATTCTCGCATTGCGGACTAATGGCGATCTTTCTCGCGAGATGGTCGCACGCTACGCCGAGGAGAATGCGGCTCAGCTTCAGGCAGCGGGATTGCAGCCTACCGCTGGGAACCTCTACCTGGCGCACTTCCTTGGCCCCCAAGGCGCAATCGATATGCTACAGGCCGATCCCAATGCGGACGCGGCGAGCGTCAACCCTGCTGCGGCCAAGGCGAACCAGTCGGTCTTCTACCGCAAGGGCAATCCGAAGTCGGTTGCGCAGGTAATAGCGTGGGCCGACGAGAAGATGGGCGGGACAGGGAACGTGGCGGATGTTCGCCGTCCGATGAGCCCGCCAGACCCTCGCTTTGCAGATGTCCCGCTCGATACGCGACTGAAGCTGATCGAGCAGTCGAACAATGAAATCCTTGCCCGCCAGCGGGAGATGGAAGCGCAGCGCACGGCAAACCTAGCCAGCATGAAGGATAATTTCTCCCTACGCATTGCAACGGGCGATCCAACGCTGACGCAGCAGGATATTCTCAGTTCACCGCTGGACGATGGGGACAAGGCCGCACTCGTCAATTCCTATACAGCGAAGCGCGGTGATCTCCGTCTTGCTGAAGAAACGATGAGGAAGCTTGACACGGCGGGAGCACTCAATCCTTTCAATGCTGACGACCGGAAGGGGATATCTCTAGCTTACGATGCGACCACCAAGGGTGCGAGCCTTTACGATAATGAACAGGCGCAAGCCGTCCTTGGCTTCATGTATGGCCGCTCACACATCATCCCGACAACGGCGAAGAATGAAATCCGCGCCGGCCTTCTTAGCAGCGACCCTGCAAGGGTAGGGATGGCAGGGTCAATCGCACTCCAGCTAGCCGATATAGATCGCGGCGGGCTAGAGGCGACCGAGGGCGGGGAGGACTTGCTGAAGGCTGCGACGACATACCGGCATCTGACTGAAAACCTTGGGCTTAGCCGCGAGGAGGCCGGTCGGCGCATGATCGATATGAACGACCCGGAGAAGCAGAAGCAAAGGGATGCTCTGCTTAATTCCGAGCCGGTCAAGAAGCGCATCAAGGATATCGATGTCAACGAAGTGCGCGACATCTTCGATCCCGGCTTCTTTGGCTTTGACCCGCAGCTGGGTGAGACGCCACTGGCTGAAGCCTCCATGCTGGGCGAATACAAAGCCATTTTCGAAGACAGCATAGTCGAAGCGAATGGCGACCAGGAGCTTGCAAGGCATCTAGCGGCACAGCGCTTCAGCCGATTGCATGGCGTTTCAGCCCTGACGCTTGCGGGAGACGGCGTAATTACCCGCCTGCCGCCTGAGAAGGTCTATCCTCCCGGACCCGATGGCACGCATGCCTATGTGGGTGAGCAAGTAAAGGAAGCGCTCGCGGCGGAAGGCATCGAAGCCGATAACGTCTTCCTTCAGTATTACGACCAGACCGAAGCGGATTGGCGGGCAGGCAAGCCGCCGCGCTATCAAGTCTGGTACGAGAAGGACGGCAAGATCGAGATGTTCAATCTTCCGTTCTATGCCGTCGAGCCGTCCGGCGAGCGCGATTTCTCGGAAAACCGTGCCCGCCGCGACCAGAACCGTGAGGACCTAGTGCGCGGTCGGGACAGGGAGCAGAACCTTGATGTCTTCCTTGAGGGCAACCCACTGACCGGAGAAGCGCCGGATGCCCCTTGATAGAACCGCACCTGTCGCGGGCGGCTATGTCGGGCTGTCCGAGTTTGACCAGCCTGAGCCGTCGTATGTCGATACCATCACGGCGTGGTTGAGGCAGGAGAACCCGGTGGTTTCAGGTCTCACCTCGGCCACGCGCGGCGTGGATATGGGTGAGGTCGATCCGACCTATGATGTCTTCAACGACATCAAGGGTTACGAGGACTACGCCGATAGGTTCGAGGAAGTCTATCACCCCAAGGTCACACAGGCGGTAAAGGCTCAGATCGATCAAGAGATTAAGGACCGCGAGACGCAGGCGCAATCGGGGCTCATCCCCACGGCTCTTGGCATGGGTGCCGCGATCCTCATGGATCCGACGATCCTCCTGCCTGGCGGCGTGTTTTATCGCACAGGAAAGGTCGGCTATAGTGCTCTTCGGACGGCTGGAAGCGTAGGGACGGCGGCAGCTCTTGCCACTGGAGCATCTGAAGTGGCATTGCAAGCGTCGCAGGAAACGCGGACGCTGACCGAAAGCGGTCTGGCGATTGGCGGCTCCGCTATCCTTGGCGGCCTTGTCGGCTCGGTGGGCGCGAAGTTCTTTTCCAAGGCCGAATGGGACCGGGTAGGCAACAGTCTCTATGAGCAGCTTGCCGAAGAGGTGCCGAACCCGCGTGAAGTGACGGATGCAATCGTCCAACGCATGCAGTCTGCCGGCGCGGCGGCTGTGGATGACATCCCGCTTGATGATTTGGGGATTGGTGGCGGAAGGGCGGCGCAGATCGTCGCCAAGGCCACGGAGGCGGCCAAGATCAACCCCGGCATTCAAACCATGTTCTCGCCGTCCAAGAAGGTGCGGCAGATTTACGCGCAGATGGTGGACAACCCCGTCTACACGAAGATGAACATGGAGGGCCGCACAATAGGCGCTGACGTGGAGAACCTAGTCAAAGAGTATTCACGCGGTCGGCTTGGGCAATGGATCTCAGCCTCTCGCGCTTTGTACCGAGATGCCCGGAAGGCGGGGTTCGAGGGAACGCGGACAGAGTTCTATAATCGCGTTGCTCGTGCGGGCAGGCGTGGCGATGTGGACCCAATGGGCGATCCCTTCGTTACGCAGGCCGCACAGAAGGCAAGGGAACTGGTCTTCGACCCTCTGCTTGAGCGTGCCATCAAGGCAAAGCTCCTGCCTGAGGATGTGAAGGTCACGACGGCGGCAAGCTACGTTACCCGCCTGTGGAACCGGACGCGGCTTATTGCCGAAGAGGATCGTTTCAGGGAGATCGCCCGCAACTACTTCATGGGCGAACTTCGCAAGGTGCCTGCCGACAAGCGCCCTGATTTCGTGAACGATGCCGACATGCGGGATTATGTCGAGGAGATCGTCACGTCTGTCTTCAACAACCTGACGGGGCGCGGTGCCTCTGACGTGCCGGAATGGATTGTTCCGGCTAAGCGCGGGCCGCTGAAGGAACGCACATTCAACATCCCTGACGAGTTGGTTGAAGACTTCCTCGAAAACGACATGGAAATGATCCTGCGTCGCTACGCCCGCACCATGGCGGCGGAAGTGGAGTTGACCGAGAAGTTCGGTCGCGCCGACATGAAGGACCAGATAGACGCGGTGCGCAAGGAATATGAGGAGCTTTCCCGGTCCGCAAAGGACCCGAAGGAGCGCGAGAAGTTGCGCAAGCTGATGGATCGCGACATCGGCAACCTGGAAGCCTTCCGCGACATGATCCGGGGCACATACCGGGCGGCGGAAGAGGGAACGGAGTGGTCGAAGCTGACTCGTGCCGCGCTGGCATGGAACTATATGCGCCTGCTTGGGGGCGTGACCTTCACGAGCCTTGCCGACACGGCTCGCTTGATTGGTGTGCATGGCGTTCGGGCAACAATGAGGGAGGCGCTTCCATCGCTCGTTTCCAATGTCAGAGCGATCAAGATTTCCAAGCAGGATGCGAGGGACCTTGGGGCGGTGACGGAAACCGTGCTGCAATCGCGCCTCGCGTCCCTGGCTGATCTGAACGACCCTTATCGTTCTAGCTCTGCCTTTGATCGGTATCTGTCCAACGCCACCAACACCTTCTCAAAGCTGACCGGGCTTGGCTGGTGGAATGACACCGTGAAAAGCATGGCGTCGGTTATGACGCAGAACCGCATGGCGAGGAATACTCTCAACTGGTCCAAGGCGGGCGAGCGGGAACGCGCTTACATGGCCTATCTCGGCATTAACGAGGATATGGCCCAGCGCATCGCTGCCCAACTTGAAAAGCACGGCATTGAGGAGCGCGGCATCTGGGGCGCGAATGTCTCCCGATGGGATGACGAGGTTGCGCAACGCGCATGGGCCGCAGCCCTGAACAAGGATGTTGATCGCACCATTGTCACGAAGGGAGTGGCCGATACGCCCCTGTGGATGAAGACCAATTGGGGCAAGCTCATCATGCAGTTCAAGAGCTTCGGCCTTGCCTCGCATCAACGGGTGCTCATCGCCGGGTTGCAGGAGCGCCCGCACAGGCTTGCGGAACAGATGGTATTCGGCACGGCCATTGGCATGATGATCGCCTACGTGAAGTTCATGGAGCGGGGCGATGTGGACGAGGCAAACCGCCTGCTTGAGAACCCCGGTCTGTGGATCGCGGACGGGTTGGACAGGACGGGCATCCTTTCGCTGCCGTTCGAGATTTCTAATACGGCGGAAAAGCTCGGCAGCCCTGTCGGCATTATGTCGGCTGCACAGGCCGTAGCGGGGGACCCTGACCAGGGCGGATCCGTTTCCCGCTATGCCTCACGCGGCAAGCTGGGGGCGGTGCTGGGTCCGTCTGCCGGTCTCTTCGAGGATCTGGCTACAATTGCTGAACAGCTTTCCAAGGGAGACCTGAAGAAATCGGGCGCGAATGCCTTGATCCGGCAGATTCCCGGCGCTACGTTGCCGGGTGCGAGGACAGCGATACACGTCGGCATCAAGCCGGAGCTGCAAGAGGCAGTAGAGTGATATACGAAGTCTGGTTTCTCGCGTCCCTCATCGTAGCATTCGGGGTCACCAAGTTCGTCGCCAATGAGTACGGCATGGGCTGGGGTGCCGGTGCGTTCTTCGCCGTTGTTGTCGCATCCGGCCTGATAGCAGGACAGATCGGGTTGGAACTCGACGGTTCTTGCTCAGACTACGGCCCGCGCGCTCAGGCGATGGATTACTGCTGATCTAGAACTATCCATACAGATTGAAGGGCCGCCCTCTGAGGCGGCTTTTTCATTGCCCGAACATCGGCCTTGGGCAAGCCGACCCGGCCCGCTGTGACAGCGCGCCAATCCCATAGATGGAGCCCTCCATACATGACTGTCACGAACGAGAACCGTTCCGTTACCTACAACGGAGACGGCAGCACCACTGTATTCCCTGTTGCCAATGACGGCGTGATCTATTTCCTCCAGCCGACCGATCTGCTCGTGACGCTGATCGACGCTGACGGCGTGGACCACGTTCAAGCGTTGACCACGGACTATACCGTGTCGGGTGCTGGCAATGCGGACGGCGGCTCCGTCACAATGCTGACGGCCCCGGCTGCCGGGGAACGACTGCGCATTGAGCGCTGGGTGGATATTCTCCAGCCGACCAATTATCCCGAGAACACCAAGTTTCCTGCGGCCTCGCATGAGCGTGCGCTTGATCGTCTGACGATGATCGACCAGCAGCAGCAGGGCGAGATCGACCGCGCTCCTAAGTTCTCCGAGACGAGCGGCTATAAGAATGTCGAGCTGCCTGCACCAGAGAACGGTAAGGGCATCAAGTTCGATGCCGAAACGGGCAATTACATCAATACCACCTTCGACCCCGACCAAGCACAAGCGGACGCTGAAGCGGCGAAGGAAGCAGCGGAGGCCGCACAAGAGGGGGCAGAGGAAGCGCTTGCAAGCTTCAATGAAAAATACATTGGTGCGTTCGCCAATGACGCTGCGGCCACGGCTGCGGCGGGTGGGTCTCCTGTTATTGGCGCACTCTACTGGAATACTGGTAACGAAATTCTCCGCATTTGGACGGGATCGGTCTGGTCTGACGCCGGCACCGGAGACATGCTCAAGAGCGAGTATGATCCCGGCGATCGCGGCGGGAATGCTTTTGATGGTGCTCCCGTATCGACTGCGGCAGACCTCACGCTACTGTCACCGTCGATATTCACATCAGCTCGCCTGACGGGGAGTGGTCGAGAAGGCCCTTTTGTTTGGCGCGATGGGGATTATTCAGCGCGTGTTAGTGCTGACCCAGATCAGTACCAGTATGTCGAGTCATCTGAAGTCGCCAGCACCCAAGGCGCTTGGGTCCTTGAAGGGACATCCCGGTCAACAAGTCTCGTATACGCCGACAAAAATGCTGATCTGAACTGGAGCTTTGGGGCAGCCGGCGGCTGGTTCTCAGACTATGATTGTGGCTCTGGCATAGTTTTTCGCATGCAGCAGTCGGAGAATCTGGAGGCGACTGGGGGTACTGGTGCGATCCGTGAAGCGCTTACCATCCATCACATTGACCGTGATACGACAAATTATAGCACGGCACAGCGGCGTACGATTGCTAACGGCGTCCGTATTCTGGCATCGGGGGCGTTCGATGGTACGCAGTGGCAGGGGCAGACCAAGGACATCGTAGGGTTAGACGCTCACGCAGTCGGCCGCATTACAGGTTGGGACGACAGAGGGGTGTCTGGTATCGCTGCTGGCGCTGTGCAGTATGGGTCCGGCATTTGCTCAAACGAGTTTGCTGTGCAGAACCCAGCAGCGGCAAACGAGCAGTCAGTCTCGATGGCTGCGGTGCAGGCCATAATTGAAGCCCGCAAGGGAGCGGCCGACGACGCACACAGATACCGCGGGGTGTTAGTCACCAACGGGCAGGGCTACGCCATCTCGGCTGGTGTCGATCTGGTGTCTGTGGACGGGGGGGGCGCGCTCGATGGTAGCTACAATGTCGGCATTGGCATGAACCTGGCCAAGGTCAACCATGCTGCCATAAAGATGCCGTTCGCTGGTGCCGGTCGAGGCGTCATCGAATACGATGCAAACGATTTTAGCAACTTTGACGCTGGGGCGGACAAGTTCGATTGGGTTATCGGAGGCAACTTTGCGCTCTCGGTGAATGCTAGCGCGATGGCTGTCGGTAGTTCTGCGAGCGCTGCTACGGCACGCCTGGTGCTCCCCGAGTCAAATGGGACCTACGCCCATCTGCGGCTTACTCCTGGAGGGGTGCCAACAAATCCTCAGAACGGCGATATGTGGTTTGACGGGCAGCTACGAATAATGATCAGCGGCAGTGTTCGTACTGTCAGCACATCCTAGTGAGGGAAAGGAGATAATCATGAAGATCGATTTCAGCCGTAAACTTCACACTGTCGGCGGTCTACCCCTAAAGTGGGGGAGATCCACCGATGCTGACGACGCTACATTGCGGCATGTTTGCCTTGAAGCACTATTAAATGCGACTAGCATCGAGCAACTGGAAGCGAGAGATTGTAAGGTCCGCCGCTGGCGACTGGCGCAGGTCATAGCTTCCGCAGAAGACGACGTAGAGATTTCCCTTGAAGACGTTGTTCTTCTCAAGGAATTGATTGGCGTCTCTTACGCCACAGCTGTGGTGGGACCCGCTTTTGATATTCTAGAGGGTTGGGCTGAAAGGAGCAAGGAGTTCTCAGGTTGACCGCGAGAGAATGTCAGTTTATGCGCCCCATGTAGGCTTTCTTTGAGGCGATCTTACATGGACATTGGGGATACAGGTCGGTTCGACGCGTCGATCATTCTCAACCTGCATCGAGAGGGCGCATATTTGACACGCACTCTCCTGTCTCTAGATGACGCGATGCGCGTAGCGAAGACTGCCGGCTATTCGATCGAGCTAGTCGTGGTCCTGGATCGCCCGGACGAAGCCACACTCACTGCGGTCAAATCTTTCGATCTCGGGCTGTATTCGTCTGTAAAAATGGTGGAGGTTGAAAACGGCTCACTCGGGAAATCTCGAAAGGATGGCATCCTAGCATCTTCTGGGGAGTATATTTTTACTGCGGATGGCGACGACCTGGTGTCGGAAAATTTTCTATCCGATACTCTTTCTTTTGCTCAGAAGAATGGAAGGCGGGCACTCTATTTCCCAGAATATGTATTCGCTTTTGGGGCGGACTACCACATTTATATCCTTAAGTCCCTGTCGGAAGTCACCCCTCTAGCACTAATCGAAACGCACCCATTTCTTTCCAGGGTTTGCGCCCACAGATCTGTCTTCGACAAAGTGCAATATTCTGATCTCAAACTGAGCAGAGGCTATGCTTACGAGGATTGGCACTTCAATACTGAAGCTGTTGCCGCGGGATACGACCTACTGATAGTGCCGGAAACCATACTATTTTATCGACAACGTACCGATAGTTTGGTCCGCCAATCTAACTTCACGTCAGTTCGCCAAATCCCCCCGTCTTCACTGTTCGTCCCTAGTAATTATCTTCGTTTGTGTAGTCCGTATTGGGACCGACTTGAAGATGGGGCCAGCGCACCGCCCAACCCACAGCCGACTGAGATTATTTCACGTTCATCAATAGATAAGTTTATATCTCTGGCGAATCTGATCGAACCCGAAATTTGCCACTGGAGATACGAAGGTGTTTTAGCATATTACAACACTTATGCTTCGCTGAAGCCGGGTGCCCTGTACTATTATGCGTGCCTCGCGCTGAGAGATAGCAAATATGACGAGGTTTTTTTGTTCCCATTCATTTCCCGGGGTGGGGCAGAGCGTTACTTACAAGAGCTAATGGACGCAATTTACACTATCGATCCTCTTAAAAATGTGTTGATAATCACGGGAGAGGATTTCCGGGGCAGAACGTGGACCGAGGGGTTTCCTCCCAATGTGACGATTCTCAATCTCCCTCGCTTCAACGCTTCGTCTAGCATGGAGCAAAGATGCGTAGTCGCACTGAAGATCATTGAGGCATCCTGCGCAGAAGCGCGAATCCACATAAGGCATTCATATTTTGGCGACGCGTTTCTCAAGGCATTCGCCCCCGTTCTTCATAGCCGTGAGGTGGTCTACTACAGGTTTTGTGACGGCCAGATAAAGAAAAACGGTCATCTTATAACAAGGGATTCTCCGTTTGGACTTATTGCTGAGAACATAGATTACATAGATGCTATAATCTCCGACAACAACACATTGGTTAGGAATGATGGGGCTAAGATCGGCGTCCATCACGAGAAATGGAAATGCCTCTATGCGCCCGTTGAAGTCGGACAGTCCAACCAGCGAGAGGACGGATCTGAGCGCCGGGTAATGTGGGCGTCTAGGTTGGATTCCCAGAAGCGCCCACACATCGTACCCCAAATCGCGGCTGAGTTGGCGCGTCGCAAATCGGGGATGTTGATCGATGTCTACGGCCAGACGGTTTTTAATGAATGTAGCCCTTCTATATTCAACGACGTTCCCGGCTTGAGATATTGTGGCCCGTACGATGGGTTTTCATCTCTGCGGGTGGATAGGTACTCCATATTCCTTTATACGAGTTGGTTCGACGGCATTCCGAACGTATTAATAGAGGCAATGGCTGCGGGCCTTGTAGTTATCGCCCCGGATGTGGGCGGTATTAGCGAGCTGGTTGTGGATGGGGAAACTGGCGTATTGCTCAAATCCGTCGAAGACGATGCTGAAATGGCGCGACGCTATGCCGACGCTTGTGCCAGACTGAAGTCGGATTCAGCGCTGCGCGGAAAGTTGATCTCTGGTGCCAGAGAACTTTTAGAAAGTCGACATTCTCGTGTGGCTTACCGACGTCGGGTCGCCGAATTGTTTTCTCTGCGGAATACGGTGAGCATCGATGGCTGAACGGATCACTTTCGCGGACGGCGAAATGCCTTACCATTCAATGCTGGCGGCCGAACATCTGGCGCGCTACGCGTTGGCGTCCTCGGTCTGCAAGGGGAGGCACGTTTTAGATATAGCGTGCGGGGAAGGCTACGGAAGTGCTTATTTGGCGGATGCCGGAGCCGCGTCCGTACTCGGTGTTGACATCTCGGCGCAAGCTATCACTACTGCCAAATCTCGCTTTACTCGCGACGGTATCGACTTTCGCATCGGCGATGCTCTTGACCCTGACAGTTGGCATTCGGGCGAACGGTTTGATGTGGTCGTTTGTTTCGAGACGATTGAGCATGTGAACAACCCCAAGCGTTTCCTTCAGTTCATCCGCGAGGTTTTGAAGCCGGACGGGACGATTATTATCAGCTGCCCGAATGATGCGATTGACGCGCAGCGAGGGATATCGAACCCGTTTCACTCCAGCGTGTTCTCGTTCCATGAGTTCAAAGAGATTACGACTGAGGTCTTGGGGCCGGCGGCTCAGTGGCTTCTTGCTACACCAATAACGGGCCTCATTGCTCTGGAGCAAGATGACAAGAGACTCGATAATCGGCGAACATCGCTGGACCAGATTTTTGAAGGCGAGGAAGTCCCCCAGAGTATCGTTCTCCCCTCCCAGCCTGAACATAGCGCCTCGAATGAGGACGTGACGTTCTATGTCGGCGTTTGGAATGGCCGAGTGGGCCATGTTCAAGTGACGGCGCCTATGTCAAAGCGTGCCTATCTTGATCCATGGATTGCATTGACCGAAAAGGACCGCGAGATCGAAAGACTTAAGGCCGAGCGAGAGGCGCTCCGTGAGTTAGTGAAGCGCGCAGGGGAGCGCGTCAAGGAGGTGAGGCGCATCGCAGAGCTTGAAATGGCTGTGGCGGCAGAGAGGCGCTCAGAATCCGACTCTGCTGTCTTGTATGAAATCAAGCAACTTGCAGAGTTTCGCTCTACGATTATCAACTCACGAGCACATAAGCTGGCTTCAGCCTACATTAGCCTGGTCCAAGCACGTTCGCGGCCGGCGCGGGTTCTTAGAGCATTCGCCCTAACAACTCTGCGGTTGATTAGGCCATTGAGACTGCGATGACATTGACCGAGGCGTATTCACGCGAGAAGTGGCGGGGAAAATGGGTCGACATCATCCAGTCTGTCCGCTGGTGAGACCAGCAGTAGCTTAAGGTTGGACCAAGCCGCCTCCGGGCGGCTTTTCTTTAACCCAAAGGAAACACCATGGACCCGACCGTGCCCACCGGCGCGGCGATCCTGCTCGACTTCTGAACTGACAGCCAACTGAAAGGAAAGCCGATGGAAGCCAACTTCCAGAGGGCACTTGCGCTCGTCCTGAAGCATGAGGGCGGCTTCGTCGATCACCCGCGCGATCCCGGCGGTGCCACGAACAAGGGCGTCACCCTCGCGACCTTCCGACGCTATGTGCGGCGCAACGGCACGGTCGAGGATCTCAGGCGCATCACGGATGCCCAGGTCGCCACCGTCTACAAGCTCCACTACTGGAACAAGGTGAAGGGCGACGATCTGCCGTCCGGTGTTGACTATGCGGTCTTTGACTTCGCCGTGAACTCTGGCCCCGCTCGTGCGGCGAAGTACCTGCAAGCTGCCGTAGGCGTGGCTCAGGATGGCAAGATTGGCCCTGTCACTGTCGCCGCCGCCAAGGGCATGAACGCCGCTGATGTGGTCTCTGCCGTCTGTGCGAAGCGCATGGCTTTTCTCAAGGGCCTGAACACTTGGCCGACCTTTGGCAAAGGCTGGACGAACCGCGTCAATGACGTGGTGCGCGAGGCAATGAAGATGGCCGAAGGACATGGTGTCGTCACGGGCCAAGAACCCAACAATTCCGGGGATTCTGACGCGACGGCGGACGTTCCCGTCATCGCCCCCAAGTCCCTTCTCTCCCTCATCCTCTCCTTCATCTCCAAGCTGTTCAGGAGGTCGTAATGGCAGGCCCCATAGCCCGCATTCTGTTGCGCTATATCGCAGGCGCACTCGTCGCTAAGGGGTTGTTGGACCCCGATAGCGCCGCGTTCTTCAACACCGATCCTGACCTGATCGAACTCGCCACGGCGGCGGTTGGCGTCCTGATGGGACTCGGCACCGAATATGCCTATCGCCTCGCAAAGCGTTTGGGTTGGGCGACATGATCGGGTGGCTCGTATCTGCTCTGCTCAAGCCACTGACTGCTCTGGGTGAAAAGTATCTCGACAACCAGCGCGACAAGGCGCGGCTTGAGGCTGGCGTGACAGAAGCGGCCTACAGGGCGGACGAAGCGGTTCGCCGCGTGAAGCTGTCCTATGTCCTCGGACGCCTGCCGCTATTCGTCGCTGAGATGTCTTGCGCGGCCTACATCGCTGCCATCCTCATTGACAGCACCTATCCCATGGAATGGCTGACACCGCTCCAGCTCCCGGCCTGGTTCATGAGCCGGTTCGACATGATCCTGGCGAGCATCTTTGGAATAGCCGCCTTTGAGCGCGTGGTGAGGCGGTAATGAGCAGCCCCACCATCGAAACCCGTGAACGTGTTGTGCGCTTGGAAGAACAGGTCAAAAACCTCGAAAAGAAGATCGATGACCAAGGGCGCAAGATTGACGAGATGTACACCCTGCTTACGCAGGCAAAGGGTATGCGCTTTATCCTGATGGCCTTGATCGGGCTAGGCGGGTTTGTCGCCGCCAAGATCACTCCCCTCCTTTCCTACCTCATCCCCCCAAAATAGGAGGCCCACATGAGGGCTATCTTTGCCGTGGTGGCATTCGCCGCCGCGCTTCTAACCGCATGCTCAGTTCCAATGCGCAATGCTCCCGCTGATGCTATGGTCAAGATCATGACCGACGGCGGCCACGGTAGCGGCTTCCACATTGGCGGGGGCTACCTGATCACTGCAAACCACGTGGTCATGAAAGCCGAGACGGTTTCCCTCAAGACCTCGTTGGGCGGGGAGGCGAAGGCAGAGGTCCTCTGGACGAACAAGGCCCATGACATTGCCCTGCTTCGCGTTGAAGGGCCGCTCGACCTCGCCGTTGCTCCTCTCTCCTGCCGCGTCCCTGACGTGGGCGAAGACATCATGGCGAAGGGAAATCCGGCTTCGGATGAGTTCATCACTGTGTGGGGCAAGATTGCCGGTGGTGAAAGGGCATTCGGCCCGTGGCGCTCGGTGGTCGTCACCGACATTGCCACGGTTCCCGGCCAGTCTGGCGGCCCGGTTCTTGATTCCAACGGCAATGTGATCGGCGTCACGGTCGGGGTTCTCACGGCGCCTATTGGCTTCGGCGTCTCTCTGGTCGGCGTCGGGTATGCCGTCCCTGGCAAGGCTGTATGTGATCTCCTCGCGCGGAGCGCTTAATGCCAACACCTCCGATACGTGCAGATGATCCCAGCGTGGCAGAGGCCATGAGGATATGGGATAGCCTGGAGAAGCCACGCGTCAAGGACGTGGCTGACCAGATGGGCCTTGAATGGAAGGCCGCAAAACGACGGGTTGAGGTAGGGCTAGCAGCCCGCAGGCTAGACCCGGCAATAGCAGAGGGTATGGAGGCCATCGGCACGGGCCTTACGCCTGCCGGTATGTGGATCAAAACCGGCAAGGACGAAAACGGCGTCTCTCGCTCGGTCTACATCAAGCCCCAACAGGAGGCCACAGAGGATGTTCTGGCGCGCATTCGTGAAGCTTTCGAGGGAATGGAGCCCGCCGCGCCTGTAGCGCCTCCTGAGGCCGTTCTGAGCGATCTATGCACGGTCTATCCCCTGATGGATTTGCACTTGGGGATGATGGCATGGGGCCGGGAGACCGGGAGTGAGGATTATGACCTGAGCCTTGCCTGCCGAGACATGCGGCACGCCTTCGCCAAGGTGCTTGCCTTGGTACCCGCCAGCAAGGAAGCAATCCTTATCCTCGGCGGCGACACACTCCATGCAGACGACGACCGAGCGGAAACCCCGCAAAACAAGCACAAGCTGGACGTGGACGGTCGACAGTTCAAAGTCATCGATACCGCCATTGCCATCTTGTCGGAGACGATAGAGCGGCTGCTTGAGAAGCATTCGCGCCTGACAATCCGCGTCTTGCGCGGAAATCACGACATGCATTCCCATATGGTCCTCACATTCGCCCTTGCTGAGCGCTACCGCAACGATCCTCGTGTTGTGGTAGATAAAGACCCACGCGACCTGTTCATGAAGCAATGGGGTAGGTCCGCGATCTTCGCTCACCACGGCGACCGCGCCAAGCCTGACCGGATGGCGCTGTACATCTCGGACGTTTGCCCATTCTGGAGCGAAACCCGACATCGGCATTACTTCGTGGGCCACGTTCACCACGACCACGCCAAGGACATAGGTCCTCTACGATATGAAAGCCTGCGGGCATTCTGCCCGCCAGACTCCTACGCAGCCGGGATGGGGTATGGCCCCCGTCGCGCCCTCCAGGCCGTGACCTTCCACAAAAATGATGGCCTGGTGCTCAGAGCGCTCGACCCAATTGAGCGGGGAAGTTGAGGCGAGCAAAGCGGGCCGTGATGTTGCAGGGCGGCTGCGTCCGCCCAGCGGCGCGTTCGCTTTTTGTACTGCAAAAATCAACCAGATTCAACGAGTAGCGGTGAACGCATGAGCGAAAAAGTCCACATCCGCGTGACCATGGAAGGCAACAAGCCGAAATGGGAACTGATGTTCGATGGTATGAAAATTACCGAGCTGTCCTATATCGAAGTTCTGGAGCTATCAATTCAAGCAACGAGCAGCCTTAGATGGGTACCGAGAGCCAAGGGGTAGAATTCATCCGCGAGATCGACCCCGAAGACGTCCCCCGCTGCTCTGAAATGGACGGCAGCACCCTCAAGATCGTCCCCAACTTCACCGAAGCCGGTTGGCACATGGAGGCGAACTGCATCACCGTGACGGACGGCGAAAGAACGGCGATCTATGTGCCGTACCGCAAGGGCACTGTGCCGACTTTCGTGCGTCGTGCGTATGCCGAATGTTCCGGAAATTCCGGCTTGTCTGAGATGTAAGTGATTGATTTTGTTGGCTGGGGAACCTGGATTCGAACCAGGACTAACGGAGTCAGAGTCC